CTAGTTGTTGAAGAGATGAAAGAGATGTCTCCGGCAACACGCCCGGTGATGGAAGGTGCAATGACAGCCGTAGGCGTGGAGACACGTGATCGGTTTGTTGTAAAAGTAAGACCTATTGTTCCACAAAACTTCTTAATTGATCCTGTCGCTACAAGCATTGAAGAAGCACTTGGCGTTGCTATTGATGAATTTGTTCCGATGCATCAAGTGGAGCAAGGAATTGCTTCAGGCATCTATCGTGATGTATTGTTAGAATCCACCTATCCTGATGTTGACTTAGAGCCAGATCAAGACCTCACCATCTATTCAGATGATAAAGTGAGGCTCACTAAGTATTACGGCTTGATTCCACGTTACTTGTTTGATGCTGAGATAAATGAAGAATTAGCAGAAGATGAAGAAGTGGCTGACTTGGTAGAACAAGAAGAGCCAAGTACATCTGAATACGTAGAAGTGGTAGCTGTTATTGCTAATGGCGGTCAGTTGTTAAAGCTTGAAGCCAATCCATACATGATGCAAGATCGTCCTGTAATTGCATTCCCGTGGGATGTTGTTCCTGGTCGTTTCTGGGGTAGAGGTGTTTGTGAGAAAGGCTACAACAGCCAGAAAGCTCTTGACACAGAACTACGTGCTCGTATTGATGCTCTTGCTCTCACAATCCATCCAATGATGGCTGTAGATGCATCACGTCTTCCAAGAGGAGCAAAACTAGAAATACGTCCTGGTAAGACAATTCTGACAAACGGCAATCCACAAGAAATCCTACAGCCTTTTAACTTTGGACAAGTGGGGCAAGTGACATTTGCACAGGCAGCACAGTTGCAGACAATGGTACAACAAGCAACAGGTGCTGTTGATAGTGCAGGTATGCAAGGTGTTGTTAACGGTGAAGCAACGGCTGCGGGCATCTCTATGGGCTTGGGTGCTATTATTAAGCGTCACAAGCGTACATTGATTAATTTCCAAGAGTCTTTCTTGCTTCCAATGATTGAGAAGAGTGCATGGCGTTATATGCAATTTGCACCGGAGTTATATCCTGTACAAGACTTCAAGTTTATTCCTTCTTCATCGCTTGGTATTATTGCCCGTGAATATGAAGTGACACAACTTGTACAACTTCTACAGACAATGGATAAAGCATCTCCGCTCTATCCACAGCTACTTGAAGCAATTATTGATCACATGAACATCTCTAACAGAGAAGAATTGATTAATACATTGCAGAAAGCATCACAACCAAACCCTGAAGCGCAGCAAGCACAACAAGCTCAGCAACAAGCGCAGATGGCACAGATGCAAGCACAGATTCAAGCCTTCCAAGGACAAGCACAAGAGTCTATGGCACGTGCAGAGAAATATCGTGCAGAGATTCCGCTTGAGCAATACGAAGCAGAAACGGCTCGCATCAAAGCATTGTCTACAAATATACAACCAGGCGATGCCGATGACAAAGAATTTGAGAAGAGGGCTAAGATTGCAGAACTCTACCTCAAAGAGCAAGCATTAAACAAACAAGCATCACAAGGAGTGACAAATGCTGACACAAACAGAAATGCAACGAATCCTAGACCAAGTCAACCAGAGGTTCGACTTCCTGAACAAGCGAATAGACCAGTTGCAGGAACAAGTCCAGGCCAAGCCATCGGCACGACAGGCCAGTAAGAAGCAAGTAGAAGAAAACACTTGACATCTGAAGTTTTTCATGCTATACTATTTTGTATAAAGCAAAACACCTTAAAAGGAAAATGTTTTGACGAAAGAAGAAGAAAATTATTTTGATAATTATTTTGATTTGTTTTTAACAACAGGTTGGAAACAATTCATATCTGAAATACAAGACAGCATTGACGGCTATCGTATTTTAGACATCAAAGATGATAAGCACTTGTATTCCGTTCAAGGAGAACTACAAATGCTTACACGTATGGCAAACTTTGAACTAGCCATACGCAACGCTTACGATCACACCCAGGAGGCTGAAAATGCTGAAGAGGTTTGATTTTAAGTGTATCTCATGTTCTCACATAGAAGAGCAATGGAAAGATTCACTTGATGAATACTCTACTTGTCCTGAATGTGGCGACACAGCACAGCGGATAATTTCTCCGATTTCTACGAAGTTTAAGGGATGGGGTTGGCCCGATTCCGATGATAAGTGGGCAAGAGATCACGAGAAAGCTGCGAAGACCAATCCATAATGCTATTGTAGCACGGAGTAATAATATGGCAACATTTATTGATCAGCGTGATGATGAAAACATCAATGAAGAGGAAGAAATATCTTCCTTAGACGAACAGGANACATCTGAAGCCGAAGCTGNAGNACAGCCAACCGAAACAGAAGATGACATTCCTGAGAAATATCGTGGTAAGACACAAGCTGAAATTGTCAAGATGCACCAAGAAGCTGAAAAGCTTTTAGGCCGTCAAAGTCAAGAAGTTGGTGAATTACGTAAAACATTTGATGAATACATCAAAACACAACTGGCAAAAGAAGAACAAGCCCACGTTAGCACAGCGANAGAAGAGATAGACTTCTTTGAAGATCCTCAGAAAGCTGTTGAATATGCAATTAACAATCATCCAAAGATTAAAGAGGCTGAAACAGTGTCTCAGCAAATGCGGATGCAAGAGTCAATTGCAAAGCTTAAAACTGCACACCCAGACTTTGAAACCATCATCCAAGATGAGAAGTTTTTATCCTGGGTTACTGACAGCAAGGTGAGAACAGACTTGTTGCGTAAAGCAGATCGTGAATACGATTTTGATAGCGCACACGAACTACTCTCCACTTGGAAAGAACGTCAGAGTTTTGTTTCTCAAACATCTTCTACAGAAAAAGAAGAACGTAAGAAACAAGTGAAAGCAGCTTCAACAGGTAATGTTAAGGGATCAGCAGAAGCACCATCTCGCAAAATCTATAGACGTGCTGATATTATTAAACTCATGCAAACTGACCCAGATCGGTATATGCAACTTGCTCCAGAAATTAGAGACGCATATGCAGAGGGTCGTGTAAGGTAACATTAAGGAACTATCATGGCTAAAGTAGCATTTCCCGGAGGCTCCACCTCCATCGTAAACAGCACCAACGCTGCAACGTTCATTCCAGAACTCTGGTCTGACGAAATCGTAGCAGCATACAAGAAGAATCTTGTTCTTGCAAACCTTGTCAACAAAATGTCAATGGTTGGTAAGAAGGGTGACACTCTTCACATTCCTAAGCCAACACGTGGCACAGCAACAGTAAAAGCAGCTAACACTGCCGTTACTATCCAGGCTGACACAGAGTCAGAAGTACAGATTGCTGTAGACAAGCACTACGAATACTCACGTATGATTGAGGACATCGTAGACGTACAGGCTCTCGACTCAATGCGCCGTTTCTACACAGACGATGCAGGATACGCATTGGCTAAGCAAGTAGATGACGACTTGTTCGCATTGGCTAAGAGCTTTGGTGACGGAGACGGATCAGACTACACTCACTCAGCGTCTTTCTATGTTGACGGTGCTAACGGCGTTACCGCTTACGCCGCTGACACAGTAGCCGCTACAGACGTGTTCACTGACCTTGCTTTCCGTGAGCTTATTCAGAAGATGGACGATGCTGACACTCCTATGGACGGACGTGTTCTTATCATCCCACCATCGGCTCGCCGTGACATCCTTGGCATTGACCGCTACAACTCTTCTGACTTTGTAGACGGACGTGGTGTCAACAACGGCCAAATCGGCAGCTTGTACGGTGTAGACGTTTACGTTACATCTAACTGCCCAGTTGTTGAAACAGCGGCTGATAACACAGCTTCTGCTGTTGATACACGTGCTGCAATCCTGGCTCACCGTGACACTATGGTGTTAGCAGAGCAAATGGCTGTACGTTCACAGACTCAGTACAAGCAAGAATACCTTGCTGACCTCTTCACTGCCGACACTCTGTACGGCGTGAAAGAACTGCGTCCTGAAACTGGTTTTGTATTGGCACTGCCAAACTAAGACCGCTTGGTTAGCCCCTTCGGGGGCTTTCCTCTTTACATTGTTCCCCACCAATACAGGAATGGAAAATGCCTACTCAAATCCTCATTAAAAAGTCTACTACAGCATCTGCTGTTCCCACTACTTCTGACATCACTACTGGTGAACTTGCTGTCAACACAGCAGATAAACGACTGTTTACCAACAACAGTGGGACTATTGTAGAACTAGGCATCAATCCTTCCTCTGTTACTACAGGAGCTATTACAGCTTCTTCAGGCACTGTCTCAGGCAACTGGAGCGTCTCTGGTACACTGACAGTGGGTGTCCCTTCTAACGACACTGATGCGGCCTCTAAAGCCTATGTAGACACCGCTGTGTCCAATGTTGTTGACTCTGCACCGGGTGCTCTTGATACGCTAAACGAACTAGCGGCGGCACTAGGCGATGATGCAAACTTCTCAACAACCATTACAAATTCTCTAGCAACTAAACTCAACCTGTCTGGCGGTACTATGACAGGTGATATTGTTTTAGGTGCTAACAAGATTACCTCTACAGCTACACCGGCCACTGACGATACACTGACACGCAAGGGCTATGTAGACTCTATCCTTGGCTCTGCTACCTCTGCCGCTACATCAGCGGCTAATGCGGCCACAAGCGAATCTAATGCCGCCACTAGCGAAACTAATGCCGCAACATCAGCGAGTAATGCCTCCACATCAGAGACGAATGCGGTTACATCAGCAACATCAGCTTCTACCTCTGCTAGCTCTGCAAGCACTTCAGCATCTGCGGCGGCTACATCAGCCACCACAGCCTCTACAGCCGCTACCAATGCCGCTAACAGCTTTGACAGCTTTGATGACCGTTACCTAGGTGCTAAGGCTTCTGCTCCTACACTTGACAATGACGGTGAAGCTCTGCTTACAGGTGCTCTGTACTTTGATTCTACAGCAGACAAGATGCAAGTGTACGATGGTGCTGCATGGAATGATGTTGCTCCAGTGGCTACATCAGTTACAGAGGCACAGATCAGTGACCTAGGAACAACAATTGTTCTTGATAGCGACATTGGCACGACAGTGCAGGGTTACGATGTAGACACGCTAAAGGCTGACGTGGCTGACACACTGACAGCACCGTTCCGTGGCACAGTCACCACAGACAACGATCTGTCGTTCGACATGAACGCTACCAACTTCTTCAAATGCACACCGACAGGCAACGGCACACTGACGTTTACGAACATCACAGCAGGACAGTCTGGCAACGTATGGTTGGATAACTCTGGTGGTCACACTATCTCAGCGGCGGCTAGCACATACATTGCAAGCGCAGACCTGACAACGATCAGCACAGCAGGTGTCTACTTCCTGTCGTACTACTCAGATGGCACTAACGTGATGGTGTCGGCTACTCCGGCAGTCACAAGCGCAGGAGCATAACG